GATCTCAAGCATTCGCCCAACTTCCCGAAGGCTGCGCCGTTCAAATAGTAAAGCATTCAGGAGCCAGATTTCCCACTCGCTTAAGTCGTCGAAGGCGTCCAGCACAATGTTTTGTAGCTGTATGCGCTCCTCTTGGGATTCTTCTAGTACAGCGTAGGGTGGGGCTTCTTGAAGAATTTCTATTTGAGATGGGTGCGCATACGCTCGGGCAGAACTAGTTACTCTCCAAGCCAGGTCAAGAGGATCAAAGGGAAATTCCTTCTTGACCATACCCCCATGCTATGTCTGCTGGGACTGCGTAATATTCCTTTCTGTTGTCTGGAAAAAGCTTTATTTTAGATTGCAGGCACAGATCTCTGATCGTGTGGAATTTAAGAAATGTGTGACGGTCAAACATGGAATCGTAAACAAAAAGCAGAACTTCCATTTGTTTATGCCACCATCCAAGCGCATCCAATTTGTCTACTTTCATGTGGATCTCTTGGTTTCGACCGAAGCCTTGTACCTCTACTAGATAGTTTTCGGTGAGGTAGTCGGGTGTGTAACAGATCTGGCGTGGGACGTTGTTCAGATGGAAAGGTGGTCTGTTCAGTCCGTAGCGTGCGTAGGGCCACGGGGCGACTTCCTCGAATTTTCCTTCGGCTAGGTCGCCCATTTCTTTGAGGCGTTCAGAGAAATCTAAGTTTCTGAATTTCATATTTTCTCTGCTTGTACCCAAACTACATCTCTGTCATTCAAGATGACTCCTGCCTTCTGTAACCCATCGGCAGCGAGCTTAATGTAGTTATCTAAGTCGCCTCTCAGCTTGGGTTTCTCCCAATCTGGAAGCGACGTAATTTTGACGTAAGTGTTTTCGTTGGTGAAATGTAATTCAAGTTTTATTGGACCCTCGAATACTGGATGGTTGTCGCCTACAGCTTCAACGATCCGATCTTCTGCTTCGACGGTTTCTTTGGGTGTGTAGGCTCTGCCTCTGCGAGTCATGCGGGGTCGCCCCTTGGTGCGGGGCCGTCCTTCTATGACTATCTCATACAGGTCGGGATGATCGTCGTTGGGCATCGTCTACCAGTCGTTCCATTTGTCGGTCCCCATCTCGCCTCCCCATAAACTTTGGTCCTTCTGAATACCATTGTCCTAGACGGGAATCTAAATCTATTGACCATGACATTACATCACCCCGTTGGAAACCTGATTCAAACATGGCTCTGGCGAATCGGTTGAGGAAGCCGTGGCGTCCGTGTCCTGCTCCGTGTTGGAGGTAGTATTCGACGGGGCCGTTGCGGTACATCATCAAGGCGAGCCCTCGTAGGCGTGACCCGTCTATCCGCATGAGGGGTTCTTTGCTGTAGTCCCTGGGTGGGGGAAGGTCTGGTTCGGGGTCTTGGTATAGCTCTGCTGCTCGTTCTAGATCTTCTAGTGGGGTACGTGCTGCTTCGGCTCCTATTATGAAATCCCAAATGTCGTAGGGTTCTCCGTCGGTGTTGACTACTACTTGTCGCCCTTGGTTCCGTGCGCCTCCGTAGGGGAGTCGCATGTAGTTTCCTGGTGGGCCGTCTAGCCAGTCGGTTTTGGGGTATACGGCGTCGTAGTCGGCTCCTGCCATTTGCATGACAGCGCGCAGCGCTTTGCGCATGAGGGTGACGGGTGCCCATTCTTTTGCGAATACCCATACGTGGCACCCTTTGCTGCGTGATAGTTCCAGCCACGCTGTGATTCCTAGTGCTTCGAATAGGTTTAAGGCGTTTTGGGCGATGATGTGGGAGTCTGTGTCGCCTTCGTCTATGTCTATGGCACCCCATTTGCACATCCATAGTTCCCGTTGCATGTCGGGATATAGGGGACGTAGGCTGAGTGCGTCAGCGTTTTCTTGGTTGTCCGATCGTAAGAACCCTGCTGGCCCTGTGTGTTCTTTGTGGGGGTCGTAGACCATCGGATAGATCCCGATCATCTCAGAGCCGTCTAGGTGCCTCTCAAGTAGTTCTGTGGATAGCGGTATCCAACGGCACCCACCAGAGTCGGTGCCGTGCGCATGAGGGAAACCTTCAAACACATCTCCGAATACTTTCGCAGCGGAGCTAGTCATCGAAGGTTGCCTGTTCCCAAGTCACTCCTGGTTCCAGAATACGTCCGCTGCTATCAATGGTGAGATTTACCTCAGCTTTTTCCCCATCCCCAGACTTGTTTTTCCACAGGCCAGCGCTTACCTCGTCCTTGTAATGGGCACGAGTTTCCTCATCCAAGTTGACATCATCCCACCTACGCCATGTTTCAATTAAGAAATGGCTTTCGCTGGTCGAGGCGTACCGTCCTGCCTCCATTCCTCCAGCTTTGCCACGGTTCCCTGTTCCTCTGCCTGACTGGTGGATGATGACACCCACCACTCGCCAGTCCGATACAAGTTGTTTGAAAGATTCGATCTTGGCTTGGACACTAGCTGCGTCCCCCGTTTCTCCACCTCTAATAAGTTCAAGGAAATCGTAAACCAAAACTTCGGGGCGTTTGCCTCCCCACAGAGTGGTGGATGCAATACGCAACGCTTTATCTAGGTCTGCGACGCTCATCCCAGCGGACTCAAAATGCAAGTTAGTTTCATCCTGCATTATCTGTTCTACTCGTTCCCACGCTATTGGATCTTCTCTAATGAGTCGCGAAATCCATTCTTTCTGGTTGTACTCCAAACGAATAGACGAGTACCGTCCCCAAAACATTGTTTCGGTCTCATCGGGGCTCACCCACAGCGTGCGATGGTTGCGATTCTTCGCAACCATATTCATAGCCAGCAACGTTTTTCCTGTATGCGATCTACCTATCAGGGTCACTAACTGTCCTGGTCTAGCTCCCCCTAATGTGGCCTCGTCAAAGGACCGTATTCCGAAACGCCACTCATTCCCTGGTCGTAGGTCGTGTCGCATACGACGTAACTGATCCCCTTTGGGGGTGAAAAGTCTACGCAGATCTTCGGCAGATACGCCGTCGATCTCTACTGATTCAACGGTCGGAGGTGCGGGAGCAGCCGCAGCCGCCGCTCCCGCCACAAGTTCCCTTGCTTCCTCCACACTAATTTCTTTAGGCATCTATTCCGACTAGCCAACCCTGCGGGTCAACTGGGTCAGGCCGTTCAGGCCACGACCATGAGGTGTTCTTCTCTAGCCCAGCGAAGTAACCACTCTTGTTCGCAAGAGGATGGTTACCTTCGCCTTGCCCTATGAAAGCCTGGCCGTCGTCACCAACAGACAGTCCTTTCTTGAGTTTGAAGTCTCCGAGTTGGCACTTCCCTGTTTTAGTTTGCGGGATGTCTTTACCTCGCATTGAATCTGCCCAATAGTCCCCAGGAAATTGACGAACCCCGCTTTGATACAGCTTCCGTATTGCTTGGTTATCCATGAACACTGAATCTTTTGACGCATACACAACTCCTGCACTCTTCTCAGTCAGGAATATCTTATGTACGTCGTCATAATCTCCATCCTCTAGGTACAAGCTCGGTCGCCGCTGCGGTGCTGAGGTTGCCCCTGGGAACGCAGCTTTCACTGTCTCTACTGCTACTGCTACGTCTACGGGCGCTGCCCCCAGTTTCGTTTTCACATCCCCGAGAACATTAGTCAACACCATTGCTGTTTCATTCAAGGTGTCGAGAATATCCTCGTTGGGATCTGTTGTGCCTGCTGCGACCTGTGCTGCTGTCAACTCGACAGCACCTTTCAAGATCACTTGGGCTTCTATGCTGGCCCGCTCATGCGGTTCCATTGGTTTCCATGCCATTATTTTGCGCCTCCTAATGTTGCGCCTTTGCACCGTGCCCACACTGGGCACCATTTCTCGGAGCACCACCAACCATCGTCACCCAACGGGTACTTCCCCATTTGGTGTTCCACGATGCGGCATAGCCCCAAGACCTTTTGACGTAACCATTCAGTATGGTTTTTGTCTCGAACTATATCCATGCGACCAACCCCTTTGGGGTGCATGATCGCATAAGAGAAATTTGAAATGCCTTTTGCCCAGCAGTAGGCCATTGACTGGACATCCCATCTTTCGTACTGCCACTTATCCCTGCTGTAATCACGGCCAGGGAACTTCCAGTCCCAAAGCCTGTCCTCTTCTACGAGATCTATTGTCCCTGAGAAGTTGACAGTCCTCTCGTCATCTTCATGGAAAAGCAAATTGAAATGTTCTTCGACTGCTACTGGTTTCAGCCCAGGTAGAACTTCGGTGCGCCACGATTCGACCTTGCGGAGCCCCGCTGCGTAAGCGCTCTCACCTGAGTACGAGTGCCAGACCTGAATCGTTGGGAGTAGTTCCTCCCAATGCATCTCGAATGCGTCAACCATGTCTTGCCCTGTCATCTCACCACCCGCTTTGCGGGTGTTGAGTGCGTCCTCTGCTACCGAGTGGCAGGCAGTACCTAGCGTGGCGGCGTCTTTGATTTCTTCGCTTACAAGGCTAAAGATTGTATTTCGGAATCTTTCTAGGCACATATCCGCAGTCTTGATTGCGGATTGCCGTACCCAGGTGTGTACCCAGCGTCCCTCGCTGTCTCTATGTAGTGGATATTGGTTCATGTATAAAGTTTCTCAAAGGGGTAGGACACTAGTACTGAGTACCCCCAACCACCTGCCACTGGTTGGGGGGTTCTTAGTAATTACTAAGCATAGCGGACAACTGTTTCTGGAAATATTACGGAAGTGTTACAAAAACACTTGTTCGGTGTCTCAACTGGTTTGGCGTGCCTTCAAGATCTGTTCTCTAGTGAAAGCATCGTGCTCCACTAATGGGTGGTCTCTTCTCACCCCACCCCTAGGTTGGCGCTCTTTCTTGTATTTAGACCAAGCGTTTTGGCACCCCTCACACCTACATCCGTTGCTGTAGTGGTTGCGAGAGGGTTCACCCTTACAGTTATGCCGTCTTTTTCTTGGTGTTCTTGTTTGTCCGTAATTTAGTTTCGGCAAGTTCTTTCTCCAGTTTCTTGACCTGGGCAGACAAGGCACGTTTCTCCACTAACAGTCTGGCGCATTTGATTCGCAGATTACGCATCATGCTCGCGTCATTAGAGTTTTCTCTCGGGGTTGCCAATTCCAGATGGTCAGGATTACAGCACCCCTTGTTGTAGCAATTATGATGCACTTGCATCCCTTCGGGCGGTAGCTCACCTCGCGAGTACACCCACATCATCCGATGCGTTTGCACATTATTTTTTGTGCCGCATTTACGGGCTATCACCTGAGAGTTGACAAGCCCGTAGCCCCCTTGTAGGCAGGTGCGTTGCCAGATGCAACATCCGTAGGGTGTGATCTTGATGTATCCGTTGGCGGGGTTCATGTACCACTCGACACGTTCTTTGAATGTCATGCTGTGCCTGGCATTCAAAGGGAGGTCTGTGCGTGGTTCACCGTATTTCAGGAAATGCCTGTTGTGCCCAGAGCACAACGGCAATTTCCCATCGATAGCCCCTGGCCCCGTCCACGGTTTACTCGATCGACGTACGCCTGTGCATTTGGTGCCGTCGGGCAGGATGGCTCCGCATTCGCCACGGTTAAGCCAGGGTTGTTTGTCTCGTCTGGTCATGCCGCTACCCGTTCTTTGGGTGGTATCCACTCAGAGAGCAACTTGGTGAACTTCGAGTTCTGACAATTATTTTTATTATCTGACCAATGCGAGCAACATGGCACGAGATTCTCAACAACGTCTCGACCACCTCGACTGATAGGAATCACATGATCCCCGACTGAAGATTCCCAGATGCTTATGGGATCGTCACAGTAATAACAAACCTTAGGGTCGATGCCTTTAGATAACCAATAGGTGTGTAGTTCAGCAAGAGTGTGTCCATCAAATTCAACATTCCTCAGTCTCATACGCCTTATGCGTGAGCGACGTGCCTTGGACGCTTTGTATTCTGGCGTTGTTTTATCTGTTCGGTCGTAACGTCTGCGCTCAACGTCAAGTCTTTTTTCCCTTTGCTCTGGTGTTTCATTTGCTGCTCGCTCACGTTGCCTTCGAAGTACCTCGTCATAATTTTCTTCTTTATACTTTGCGACTTTTACTTTAACCGCTTCTTGATTTTCCACATAATAAGTTCTGGCTCGCCCCCTCTGTGCTTCTTTATATCCTGGCCTCTTACGATATTTCTTGCCTAACTCTATGTAATACTCTTTATTGTCTATACGTCGTTGGGCTTGATCCTTCTTTATCTTTTCTTCGTTGTCTATGCGGTAT